GAAGGCTACCCCCGCTGTAACGGCTGGTAAAGTTGTACCCGCCGTAGCCCTTACGTAATCCGTGACGTTTAACTTAGCCGCCAGATCTGCCACCGTAGCCCCTTCAACGCTTACAAGTTTCACGGCTCCCTCTAGTATTTCTACAATTACGCCGCCGCTGGTTCCGGCCTTAACTACAGCTGTAAAGGCCCTGGCCGATTCGTATAACGTCGCCAGGGTTAAAGACGGGGCGCTTTCCACGTCGTCTAGTACCGCCGTCCCTTTGGCTGCTAATCCTGTAGCCATACGGTAGCTTAGGACCCGCTGGGGCTTCCCGCTAAAAGCGTGCTTGTAGACTTTGGCGGCGGTTAACGCTGTAGCAGCCCCGTTATACATTGCCTTAAACTCGCTGGCCATTATAACCGTTTCCAGGCTATTAATAGGCCCCCAGTCCGACGTAAACGGGTACGCTACTATGCCCCTGGCACCCATCGTAACCCGTGTAACGGCCGCCTGTATAAGGGTATAGACCCCGCTTAATACTTTGCTCGTTCCCTCTAGGTATATTCCTGCCATAATTAAGCCTTACCCCCTTACTAATTCGTGTCGTCGAAGTCTATTTTATACCTGGTAGTAACTACGGTAGCTGGTGGCGGAACTACTGGCCTTGTTCTGCCGTACGTTACTTCGTAGCTCACGCTAAAAGGTACGTCCAGGCTTTCGCTGTTTGTAAACTCGATCTGTGCTTCTTTAAGTAGCCCTACCTGTACTCCGTCTACCTTTATAGGCAGTACCCCGTATTTATTGGCCAAATCCTTAGTAAGCGTTTCCTGGGCGCTTAGTGATTCGTCCAGGCTGCTAACAAATAAGCGCCCGTACTGTCTGACATTAACCACATACTGGTACTGGCTTAGGTTTCGCGGGGGTTGCCTGCTGGGGTTTTCCCATAATATTACGGGCCTGGATACTTTTGGCTTCGCTTCTTTAAGACGGTACGAATTCAAGTTAGCAGCCGCCTTAATCCATGTCTGTATAGCTTCTAACTCTTCCAAGTAGTCCATAGCTACCCCCTAAAACAATTCAGCGTATAACCGCCTAAATTCAAATTCCACTATCGTGCCCAGGTCCCCGCTTTTAAGACGGTCCATAGCGCCCCTAAACATATGTGCCCCCTCTATTACCTTACCAGTTAACACCATACCAGTCCTGGCCGTGGGGTCATAGTGGAAGGTCCCGCTACGCCAGTACCCAGGGATAAAGTCGCCGCGTCTGTCCTCTTGACTAAATCCATTTTCGACGGCAGCCGCGTACTCTACGGCCGTACCTACAGCTACTAAGCTAGTGCCACCGATCTTTAGCCTAAAGTAGTTATCCTGGGCACCCATACCTAGACTGTTCTGTAGGCGACCAGTACGTCGCGGCGTTAGGTCGTCAGCGTGTTCTAATATCTTAAGCCCGGCGCTACGTAGGACGCGGGACTTAAAACGGTCCGTACTTTCCTTTTCTAGCCCCTTAAGCCAGTCTAGCCAGTGATCCAGGTTTTCAATGTTTAGGCCATCCATGCTCACAGAAAAGCTACGCCCCTATCACTTTGGGCCGTGTTAACCTTTTCGAAGGCTAGCCTATAAGGCCTAAGCATACCCCTAACGACGTCTAACGGGTCCTTGTACTCGCTTTTCCTGATGTACTGGCCTGGCGGGGCTGCTTCCGTAATATTTCCCGTGATTTCGTCTACTTGGGACGTTTCTCCCTGAGCCATGATCTCGAAGGCCATAGCTACAGCTACTTTTAAGTCATCGTCTACTACTGGAGGTTCCCCGCCTATTTCTCCTTTAGCGAAGGAGTTAGCCCGTAGTAAGTACGTGCGTAGGTCTGCTGGGTCCACGTTCACGGCTTTAGGGTAAAAGATACCCGTTAGTTCTGATTCGGTCAAGAAGGCCATAATGCTACCCCCTAAAGCTGTAGTAGGGCTTCGGCCTTACCAGACGCTACTACTGCGTTAATAAACTCGTCTTCCGTGGCGTCGTAGGAAAACTCTACCCCCATGGCTTTAGCCTCTTTGGCCATGTCCATATGTGTAAGTTTATCCCGTAAGGCCTTTTTAACCTTCACTAATTCGCTCTGTGCGACCTTTGTTTTGCCTTCGGCTTGTACTTGCCAGTCTTTTTCTCCTTCGTGGCTTACACCTAGCGTCGCGCTCTCCACGTTTGAATATTTAGCGCCGCCTTCACTTACCAATGATTTAGCACTACGGTCTTGTAACTCGATTTCTTCCCCAGCGGCTATAATTGACCCGTTAAATGTGCCTGGAATTAATAGCAGTACCTTTATCAAGTATTATCGCCCCTTGTTCTTAATTTTAAATAGCATACGGGGCGTATATTACGCCCCGTTCCTGGGTACTATAGTAAAATAGTGGCCTGCTTAATGAGATTAGGCTCTAAAATCTTAGGGAACGATGCCGCTACTACCTCGACTACTTCCCTAACGGGCCGCTGCATAGTGAAGGTATAAGAGAATACGCCAGGGTTCATGTCGTTCTCGTAAGTAGGCCCTATGAGTTGGGACCCAATAGCGCCGCCCTCTTTCAAGAAGATACCCTTTTTGTCTGAAAGTAGGCGCTGGGTTACACGTGTCCCGCCGTTATCGACGTCGCGGTAAGTTACCGAACTGTCGAAGGCTTCCATGGTCGGCATTTGACGGCCCGTAAGGAAGCTATTAAGTTCGGCCAGTGTAAGAAATTTGTCCGAATAACCAGTAACGGCCTTTCGAATATCCGCGTTATTCATAACGACACGGATAGCCTTAATACTGGTTACGAACGTGTCTGGTGCCATACCATTAAGGTCTATATAGGTCTGTACCCAGGCTTCGTAATCAGCCAGAATAGTAGGGCTTGTGTCGTCCCACCGTGTAAGGGCCGATACTTTATTATCAGACGGTACCCCGAAGTCTGTACCCAGGATAATACCGCCCTTATTATAGGCCAGTACGCCATTTCCAAGGGCCTGCCAGCGCATCCACTCAATACGGGCATCAATGTTACGCTTTACCTGGGCCGTTTTGTTTAAGACTTCTTTTACGGCCAGTTTACGCTTTCCTTCGTTGCCCTTGTCCATCATGGCGGCCAGTTCTTTTTTAGATAAAATGTAACTCTGGCCCATGTCTGTAATTTCCCCGCTGACCCGTCTTACTGGGTCGCGGTCAGTTAGTGGCAATTCTGCCCCACTGTCTACCAGGTTAGCCATGTCGGCCTGTCTGGTTATGACTGTCTCGTTAAAATCAATATCGTAGGTATCAGCCAGCGGTAAGAAGCGCTGTCCAATATACGACGTTTCTACAGGTACTTCTTTGATTACGTCCGTGAATAATGGGTTAGCGAAAAAATCGCTTAAATTTGCTAGTCCTGCCATTTCGTTTGTACCGTCCTTTCGTCTTTAAATTTATAGATTATACGAAGCGAATAAAGCCCGCCAGCGCTGCTCTAAAGGCCGCCGTAGCGCCTGTAAGCATACCGTTATATACTGCGCCGTGTACCAGGACTTCTCCAGCCGTTACGTCTGGGTTAGTACCGTCGTCTTTTACCACGAACTTAACGCTTTCGTCCAGAATAACGGGGTTAGACTTTCCTACTGGGAAGGCTCCAGTACCTACGGCGCTGGCTGGTAAGGCTACGCCTAGAATACCTTCTACTGTGGCTTCGTCGCCAGCCGTTCCCCAGGTTCCCGTAATAGCTATAGTCTGCAAGGTACCGAAGTCCTTAGTAACTACCCGCAGTTTTCCAGCTGCGGTAACACTGACTACGGCCAGGTCCCCTACGGTCAATCCACTAGCTACAGCCAGGTTAGAGAAGGCAGCGGCTATAGTTTCGGCAGCACTAGCAGCGCCGTACGTGGCAGCTGCGGGGAAGGAAATACCGAAAATACCCTCTAAAAGGGCCTCGTCGCCAGCGGCGCCCCAGGTCCCTGCGATAGCTATTGACTGGTCAATTCCTACTTTACGGGTAGAAATATGGATAACACTAGCTACTACCGTTACTTCGGCGACGTCGGCCACTGTGGTACCGTCAGCGTTAGCCGCTGTAGATAACGCGGCCGCTACTACGGCGTCTGTGCTGTCGGCTGCCAGGGCCGCCAGTGTAGCGTTAGCCGCTGTATACGCCTTACCGTTAACCGTGATAGTTAACACAGTGTTCGCGTGCGCCCCGCTGGCATCGGCGTTATTTATAGCCGCGCTCCCGATTAGTACCGCAGGCTTAGCCGCGGCAGCCGCAATAGGCAGCGCCTTTATTACTGCGTTACTCATTGTAAACGCCGCACCCCCGATTGTTACGGCTA